ATTCTTGTTTAGGCTCTGCAACATCACCAGATTCAGCCTTCATAGCTTCTTGTTGATTATAAAGATTATTCAATTCAGCTTGAACTCCATTAATTTCAGCAAGAAGTCTATTGTGTCTAGCAGATTGCTTTTCAGTATTACGAGCATTAGTGTTACGATCTATAGCATAAGTACTACGATCTGTAAGTCGTAAAAGACCACCTAGCATTACAGAACTTTTAGCAAGTTTATCTTCAAGATAACCTTTATGTAACATAAGAGGTTTAGCAATATCTGCAAAAGTTCTATCTCCTAGCTTAAGAGTATCACTAAATATATAATCAGCATTACTTCCATTGAGTATTGCTTCACCACCTTCCACTTCTGCATTTGCTCCATAAGGAACACCACCTTGTTCATGACTAGGTCCTTCAACTATTGCTGCATTAGATGCAACTTGATTTATAGAACCTCCATCAGCATATCTTTTACGTCTACCTCCACATCTAAAAGCAAATTCATAATTTTCTTTTGTAGGGACACCAATCATATTATATTGATTACTAACAGTTTGAGTATTACCTGTAGGTATAGGATTATCTCCATAAATATCTATAGGATTTGTATTAATTGTAATATCATTTAAAGCTTGTTGATCAATACGAATATCATCTTGACCAAGCTCATAATTCTTAGTAATATCTGCTCTAATGGCAGCTTCTCTAGCTTTACGTTTTTTTCTTCGTCCACCAAAGATACCACTAATCAAACCTGAAACACCACCAATAATACCACCAATAACACCTCCGATTGCAGTACCAACTCCGGGAACTATACTTCCTGCTGCGGCGCCTACAGTAGAACCTATTCCTAAACCTTTAGCTAAACCGCTTTTAGTTTCAGCTCCTTGAATACCTTTACCTGCACCCCAGCTACTTCCAGTAACACTATTAACATTATCTCTAGCTCCACCTAGATCATAACGTCTACGTCTACCTTTAAGAGATTTAATAGTACCACCATAACGTTTATTCTTTTCTATCCACATATCTAATTCAGGATTATGTTTTCTAAGACCAATAATGCTTTTCATAGCATCAGACATTTTATTAATATCTGAACCAGCATCTCCGGCTTTATATACAGAACTATTATATTTAACAGGATTCTTTTGAAAATACTTTAAAGCTTGAACAGTAGGATCATAAGATTCAACATAGTTCTCAGCATTAATCATACCATTTACTAAAGCATTAGGTAGTTTACCTTCACTTAACCAATTATTAAGGCGTTTACCAAAGTATTCTTCACCTTTACGAGTTAAATTGATATTTCTACCACCAAAACCATCATCTTCATATTCGAATAACTCTTTAGCATTAGCGTTTTTACCAACCAATTTAGATAAATACGTATTAACTTTAGTAACATTATCAGGATCTATATGATCTAATCCTAATAACTGAGCAGGATTATATGTATCACTTTCATTATATGTTTTAAGATTTTCATTCATCGCTTTAGTCACATCTTCTTTAGAAGTTTCACCTTTACGACCTAGAAAACCTAGTAAATGAGGATTAACACCAAATGTAGATTCAGTATATGCTAGAGCAAGAGCTTTATCAATACTAGAACCTTTAACTTTCTTTGCAGCTCTAATTATATCATGCAATGGTGTTGTTTTAATTTGCATTGGGACAATAGAATTTCCATGTTGATCTTTAGTAATTAAAATACTATCATCTTCCGGATTATAATATCTATCTCCATTAGCTTTAAATAAAGCTGCATTATATTCAGTTTCAAACATTGCTTGCAAAGCTCGTGAAACTAAATGATCAGGATAATCACTATCAGGAATAATAAAATCAGAAGAATTCTTATTTTCACGAGCTATTCTTCTACTTCTATTATCTGCATAATCATCTTCAAAAGCATTTATGTAATCATAGAACTTTCTAGCAAGAGCAAGACGTCTATTTACATATTCTTTATCTTTATCAGTAGTTTTAGTTTTACTTTTAGGCATACTTAGTATATTAACAGAGTTCCTCTCGCTTCCACAAGCTCTTTCCCTACCGGGGTCTACAGAGTTCCTCTAAGTTCATAATCTAGTATTCTTAGTAACAACAATGTTAATATCATATAATCTAAGTTCAGCTTGTTTGATATTAGAATCTTTACTAGTAATATCAATATTATCTGAATGCTTATCTATGATAACATTAACATCAGTTTCATTAATATCTTCGTTAGTAGTAGTATCAATAAAACGATTTAAGTATACCATTGTTATATACCCGAATTGATTCTGAATCTTGCTATATTCATACCACGCTTTAGGCTCATATTTCATTCCTAAGAGGCGATCTATTTCAAAAGGTATATTAGATGGATTGAGAATTTGGAATGCTCTATCGTTGTCTATATGGTCTTCTATGAGATTCCATAAATAGCGTCCAGTTTTATATTTAAGAGTATGGTCATCATACCAAGTTTCATCTAGAATCATTGGAAGAATACCAGTACTTTGAGTATCAGTATTAATCATTAAATAATCAATAGTCTTATCATATAAGAATTTAATCTTATCAGCAGTAAGATGATTCCAATTATGAACAAGTGCGCTATTCCATTCAATATGATTAAATAACTTACTAACAAGAGGCTCTTCATTATATATAAATTGAGCAATAGATGGCATTATCTTATTATCAAAATATATACATTTATTAGGTGCATTAATCTTATAAATCTTAGTATTATTTGTATCTACAACAAATGTACCTAAGCGATTAGACCAAGTAATAATAGGATTATAAGAATGAAAACTAATCCAAAGATTAGTCTTAAGATTATATGAAATCGTATAAGTATTATCTGGATTATTAGAAACAAATATGATACGACTATTATAATCATCAAATATAAAGAAATTACCATTAGTATTTAGAGGATTAATAGCATTTTCTTTAATATATTCTTTAAACCAACCTTGAAGACCTATAGATGAAATATCAGATACATCTGATTCACCTTTAACATGATATATAGTACCTGTAAAGTTATCACAAACGAAATAACCATATCGAGTAATAATAGAAGAAAACTTATTATTACATCCGATCTTACCGGTATTATTAAAGATAATTTCAATAGGAGTTCTTTCAAAAATATCACTAGTACCAATATAAGTTCCATCTTCTTCTTGATTAAGACTATCTTTAACAGATGTTACAAATAGAGTATGTTCCATTTGAATATAAAGAGATTTAGCATCTGATAAAAGATTTACAATAGAACCTTTAGTAATAGGAATATCTTTATAAGAATCAGCTTTAAATTTACGCCAACCAATATCATTCGATTCCATATTATTAACATTAGAACGAATAATTCTAGCAGCAAATGTATCTTTTAGATTATCAGTAGATTTAAATTGAGTAATATCATTGAAACCTTTCCAATTCATTTCAACATCATAAGCACTTCCATCTTCTGTATGCCAAAAATTATCAATAACATAATCTCTATAACCTAAATCAATAATAGAATCATAATCAAAAGTAGTAGGATATATATCCATAGTATGAGGTGCATATTCCTCACTAAGACCACTTGTGAATTTATTGATAATAGTATTGATATTAAATTTATTAGATTTACCAGAAAAATTATTATTAGCCGTAGTACCTTTATATTTAATAATAGAACTATTTACATTTTTACCACTATGAAGTGCAAGAAAATTCATTCTACTTTTAATATAATAAGTAACAATCATGCGATGAATATGATAAATATTATTATTATGATGAGTGGCGTCTCCAACATTATTAAATTTATTTGAAGGACAAGTGCAACGTTGAGTAACACAAGCCGGAAATGTATCACCAATAAGAATAATTTCATCAATATTCTCTATAGGATATATACTAGATGCAGCAACTAAAGATAAATTAAATAAATCAGGTACAGGAATTGTATTAACGTCATAATAACGATTTAAATCTACGATACCTCTATTAAATATAGTAAACGTATCAAAGTTATAATATTTTTTATTCTCATTATAAAGAAGAATCCAATTAGAATCATCTTTATTAGATACTTCAATAATAATAGAATTATATTCTTCAGCCGTAAGAGTCTTAACAGTAATTTCACTACTTAAAACTATAGTAGCTTCTTTTTCATCTGTTATAACTTCCCAAGTACCTTCTGAATTTTGTTTTAAATATTCAGCATTATTATAACCATTAGCGTATATAAGTTTCTCTTTAATAGTAGTTAATTCTTGTCTATAACTATCAGAATTATCATCCTTAGTTATAACAGAAATAATTCTAGTTTGAGTTCTTACATCTCGTTTAACACCATCAATTTCTTCTTCAGCTTGTTTATAAACAATATCTGTAAGAGATTCATTTGGTAAACTAGTTCCACCTTCACTATCAGTACCTTCTTTGGCTAATCCAAAGATATTCTCTTGAAGCATAGTAGAACCATTAATTAACTTGAAACTACTATCACATCCAGCATTAGATATAGCACTATTATTTACAGGATAAAAGTCTGCATTAAGAATTGTAGGATATGGAGCATTATTTGCAATATCTGTAGTTTCTGTATCAAGAATAGAATGAACAAGATCTCCAGATTCCCAAGGACCTTTGATATGATCTCCCCAATCAGTAAACATATTAAAATCTTTACTAGTCTTAGGCATATCAGTCTTCTTAGTATATTTACTAAGCCTATCAAAAGCACCTAAATATTCACCGGCGTTAATTGATTTATCAGGAGTATTAAGATTCTTGCCATTAAGAAGATTTTCTTGAATAAGAAAATTTAATCTAGCTCTATCTCCTGCATTCCATGCTTGATGAATGGCATCATTTCCCCATTCAGTACCAGAACTACCTTCATAATTATTAAGACATATTTTAGCTTCTTTATTATACCTAAGACCTTTAATATAGAATGAAGGTAACACAGTATTAGTAACAAGATATTCAATAGGATATAACCTAAAACGACTTGCGGATCTAAAAGGGTCTTCATAATTATCCCCAATTACATCATTAGTTCCTATATCACGAATAGTAAGACATTGAGAAATCCAGTTTGAAATCTCAGGTGTAGATTTAGCATAATAAATAGCATAACTCTTAATACTATTTTTAAATTTAGTAATATTAATATTAGTATTAAAAGCTGAAACAAAAGTATTCATATTAACTTTAGCTCCATACAAATCAAGAGTTTTAGTTTTAGAAGCATTGATTATATGAGCATAAGTTCCACGAGAATTTTTAATAGGAAAACTATTTATATATTTACCTTTATGATCAATAAAAGTAATAAAGAAATAATAAACTTCATCTTCCTTAAAAGAACCACTATTAGATATATCTTTAGATTTAAAGAAATCTCCAACTTTACCACTTCCACTATGAGGAGTAATAGAAGTATTAACAAAATCTTTTACACCACTAAATTCAGCAAACTTAACAAAATCAATTTTAATCTTTTGAAGAAGAAGTTCACCATCAATACTTGTAAAGAAATCAGTAATATCTTTATATTCAGGAGTAATAACATTACCTCTAAGAAGATAACCGTCAAAAGAGGTTTGAGCTTCATCTTTAGTATAAGCGGTATTACTTATAATTATATCATCTATAGAAATAGATTTCATCTTGGATATAGTGGTAAAATCAAAAGTACTATTAACAGATGGAATATTAATTTCAAAAGTTTCATAACATTCTTCTGTAGTAGAACTTTTATATACTATAGCTAATTTGTAAGTACCTGCTTTACTAAATTTAAATCTAAATCCTTTTTTAGTTACATCACCTATAGCAATGTTCTCACCATAATCAGGAGCGGCATAATATACAGGAGATAATAGAGAATAATCACTATATGTTCCATCATGTAATTTAATAGATATTGCGAATTGATAACCTCCAGCTTTAAGACCTCCAGCAATAATATTAACATCTAATGTGGGAAATACTATATCAGGAATGAGATTAAGAATATATTCAAAGTCTTCTTTAAATGTAATTGTAGTTACATTATCTTCAATAATAGGATCTTCAATATATCCTTTATATTTACTTTGAGCTTCTGTAATATATAGAATACGAGTTTCATTATCACTAGATACACCTTCAGTAAATGTTATAAATAAATTAGTTTCATCAATATATGTGAATGTACCACTAATAGGATGATCTATAGTAAAATTAAAGTTACCTTGAAACACAATAGTTTTAATATCATCTTTATCTTTAGTTGTTTGATATATATAAACTATTTTATCGGGAGTACCTTTAAAAAACAAAATGACGCCTAACGGAACTTCAATTTTACCAACTAAAGTTCCGTAGACGTCTAAGTCTTTTTTATAAACCTCAAAACCATTCTCGTTAATCAGAGTATTACCATCATCATTATACATTATATTTAACGCAAATGATTTAACACCATTTCTGACTGCACCGGGATTAGCATTTGGATATAAACCATCATTTATATTCATAATTAATTCACATAACGGTTTTTCATGTTTAAGAAGAAGTTCAACATAGATTTACTGCAATCATCTCGTTTATCTTTAGTAAGCCTATTGCAAGCATTCCGAACTTTTATTTTAGCATTATCGTATGCTAACGCCGGATTAGTGTAAGGATTACTCTCTTTTAGATTCATAACTGGATGACGGTAATTACGTTGAAGAATACGCATCATAACGAAGTTCTTTAAAGCATCAATAAGAACATCATTATTAGGTATAAGAGGAACATTGATTTTAAGTATTTCGTCTAGTGTCATTGGCAACCCATGATATAATAGTCCTAACGTGCCTTTTCTGACATTTAGATGCAAATACGATCCGTTAATCGAGTAAGTATATAAACTCTCTCTAGTGGCTCGTATGAAGTCAAAAACAACGTTTTCTGTCAGATTCCAGCCTATCGGAAACGAAACGGCAAGTGGTATATAGTTTCCACTATCATGCTCAAATGTAGCAGGATTAGTAGTAAAATCAGCACGTTTTCCACCAATAGTAACTAAACGAACATTTTTACAACCTTTAGGAAGTTCACAACGATAATCATCAAAATCAATAGTTTCTCCTATGTTAATATAATGTTGCTGAATATTTAAATCAGCAAGAGCTTCACATATCCAAGTAGGAATACGAGTAATGAAATCCATAGAATGAACATCATAATCTTCAATAATCCTATGAATAACAACACTAGAGCTAATCAGATTTTGGTCTAATGTATTCATCTACTTCATTGTTTTTAGTACGTTCACGTTTACTCTTAGCATGAGGATACCTATCCATAATAGTAGGATCATGCTGTCGAATATATTTAAGCTTAGCGTCAAATGCAAGATTATCAGCTTTAATAACTTCCTCTATTGTCTTATATTTAGTAATCTTACTATCAGTATTAATATTAATATGACAATGAGTAGGATGATATTTATAAAATATTTGATTAGGTACAACATCTACACCCATTCTATGACGAATCCATTTACAAAACCAATAATAAGGATTATCAGATTTAACTTTCCAATTCTTACCATAAGGATTAAGAAAGCTCTGAACTTCAATACCAGCAGCAATCATTTCATCTCTAAGACGAAAAGATGCAGCCCAATCAACAGATTCTCTAGCAACAGCGCGTTGTACTTGATAAGTACCAAGATATGTACCAAGTGAAACACTACCACCACGTATCAGAGTTTCTATAAGACTCTTATTAAGACTTCGTTGAATCTGATTAAAAATACTATGAGGAATACGACACATCCAATCATAATATCTAATAATCGCAAGTAGCTTAGGAATACGAACTGTACAAAGATAAGCAAATCGGTTATAAGTAATACGAATAGATACTGCTTTAGCTTCGTTACTCCAATCAAGTTTTCTTAGAAGTTTAACTCCTTTTACTTTCTTACCTAAAATCATATTATCAAGTAACTCTTTAGTTATCTTATTAGATTCAAGTAGATTCAGATTAGCATAACAAATATTAGCTAGATTATTACGTCTAACATAAGTATTATGCAAATCTTTACTAAGTTTTTCAATAGTATTATAGCAATACTCTTGATAGTCGTGGTAATAGTGTATAGATTCCATATAGTTTATTCTACTTTATTATGGATTAAACGTTGAGTTCCATTAGGATCATTAGGCGCATAAGTACTATCACTAATAATCTTAACTTCATGTTCTGTAGGCTTAATACCAAATTCAGTTCTTAGAACCTCATATGTTATTCTTTCTATCATATCTGCTGGAAGTGGAAGTTCAATATCTTGACCATCATCTTCCATATACATAGTAATAACATCTTCAGGATTTTCAGCTACAAACACAATCGTTACAAACTTATAATTTTTAGCATCAATCTCAAAGTTTTTGAGAGTATTTTTGATGATAATTTTAAGTTTACCATTAACGACTTGATAAACTCCCCAAACCCCAGTAGGGGAATAGACTGTGGTCAAGAGAGGAACTATGCTATTACTAGCGTATTTATATGTAATAAAACTACCATCATCATGCTGTGTATATACATGAAGAAACGGTGCATCATTAGGCATACGTAAAGGCGTTGGAACTCGATGCTCAGTAGTAAGAATCATATCTTTAGCACCAATTCCAGCATAGGTATTTTCTAAATCAGTAAGCGGAATACAGATTAAAGGAACATTAAAGCTAACTTTAAGAACCTCATCTACACCATTACGTTCAATACTTTGACGAATAAAAGTAGCAAAAAGCGACTTACATGCACTTTTTGCTCTTTCTTGAATGCTATGATCACCCGGCTTACCTAATATATTAGAAATTTTACTTCCTAGTTGATTAAGTGTTGCCATAGTAATACATTAAACAATTCGCCAAGTTTTATTAGTTGAAATACCTAACTCTTTAGTTTCACCACGAGGGATGAATTTCATATGATTAGTTGAAAGTTCAAGTATTGGAGTATCTGGTCGAGAACCTTTTATGATAGGACGATTCTTAACGGGAACAACTCCATGCCAAGGACCACAATTAACATATTTATTAATAACTCGGATAACGTTCTTTAGATTTTTTGAACCCCTACCACACCTAGGAGGTAAACTAGTTCTTGCGTAAATAACTGTCATGGTATATTAGTTTTTATGAGTGTCTTCTGTCGTATCTATAACCATAGTCATATTACGAGAAATACGATTATGATTTTTCCAAAATATTTGCATCATATCGGTACTAGGTTCAAAGTCTTCTTCAAACTCAGCACTTAAAAATCCAATAGGCATATCAGTTTTAAGATCTCTAATGAGAATACTAACAGCTGTATTACAATCTCTCGATTTAAGATCACCAACGTACATACTAGAATGATATTTAGTAAGATTGCTCATACGAAATACATACTTGCTATCTCTATATAAACGTAGAATCGTATAAGGCATTATAGATGTAAGAACATTATTATAACGAACTTTATAAGGGTTTGTTATACTAATATCATAATCTTCTGCAATAACAGTAAATTTATCCATGTTAATACCATTACAAAATTTACCACCATTATGAAAGTATGCTATATAAACACCTTTAGCGTTTAGAGCATTCCTAACATTAGAAGCTATTTTATCTAATTGCATCCAACATTCAGCTTTAGATGCTAGAATATCAGTTGTAATCTTACGACGTTTTTTAACAATCCATTCTTTAACAAAGACAACACCTATAGATGAAACGATAACACCAATCAAGTTTAATATAGCAATAAAAATACCACTCATTACACAATTTGTTTTATAATTCATATTCGTGTATTTAGAAAGTTGCTATAAACAAAAAAATCCGACTACTAGCGGAACTAACAGTCGGATCAGGAATAATTAAAATTGCCTTAATATAAATAACATCTGTGACTAAATGCTATTGTATGAACTTCTTCCAAGGAATATCTTCATCTTTACCCTTAATATCAGCAAGCCATCTTTGGAATGCTATACCTTCATATCCATCAGGATCAGTAAGGAATAGATAAGCATAAATAGCACATTCATGATGCTCAGTAAATAAGCGACCATAAAAGTCAGCGTATGCCATATTCATTACATAGGTAACATCATGCCAGTTAGCATTGTGAATATCATTCATATTATACTTATGCCAAATCTCTTTAACTTCTTCTAAAGTATAATGATGATTAGTACCATTACGATTTTCCATTTTAGAAACAGCCCATTCACATAAGTCTTTAGTAAAATGCTTACCGTAGAGTTCTTTATATTTTCGATAATCCCTCTTTCTTACATCTTCGTTTTCGTGAAGCATTTCAGTATGCTCATGCGGGTCTTTCATACATCTCGACATTGAGATGCACAACAAATATATTACTATAATCAGAAATAATAAGAATTAGACTTATAACATGAACATTAATATTAATACTTGAATTTTGTATTCAAGGATTCTCTTTTAGCAATTGCCTCATCAATTTTCGCATTAATGGAGGGAACACTAATGTAATTCATAAAAGTAACATAACCTATATGATAAATATCAGCAATTTTATTCTTCCAAATCCAACGATAACTTCTATCATCATTGATATAAGTTTTAGCAATATCCTGAATATTTCTAATTAACAAGAGTTTATTCAAATTAGTATAAGTCACAGGTGTCATACTGGGAAATTTAAATCATTAATAGAACGTTTAGTCTATGATTTAAGCGAGCAATGATTTTCCCTTATACGACAAAAAGAAGCACTAAAACGATTAGTAATAGTACTTTATTAGTCCGCGATTATACGCTTTTAGAATCAGCAAAATGCTGAGTAATACGTTTAAATATAGGTTTAAGAATCAAATCATATCCAAACGTAGAAATAAGAAACGAAAGCAATACTGTTTCAAGTGAAGCATCTAATTTAAATACATAAAGAATTGCAGTAAGAATACCAACAATTAAAGTGATAACACTTTTAGCTTTTCGAGAAACTTTGCACTTAGTTATATTAGATATTGTCTGAATAATACCATATGTTGTTAGACATACTACAGCAATATAAACAATACTAATAGATTGAATTAGTTGTAATAACAGTGTATCTTCCATCAAGCATTTACATCATTTGTATAATAAATATTCATAGTTTGAGTACCAGCTTTTATACCAATAGTTAGTTCTGTATTAGAAATCTCTGGATAACCATTTCCTAAATTTAACATAACTTGTGTTGGATCACTAGCATTTATTCTACCATTAATGTATGGAGATTTATCACTACCATCATTCATGTCTAAAGCAATTTCATCTATATCTATATTAAATTGAAATATAAAATTAGTAGAACCAGTACCTATACCAGGATAAACCATCATAAGTATAGCTCCAAAATCAGTATTTATTTCAGCTAAATATTTATTAGAAGCCGTAATATCATATACCTTACCACCATATGTATTTTTTACTTTTGCAGGAGGATAACTTTGACCCACTTGACGTACGCTTTGTAATATGAGTCTATTTGATCTTTGATTTACATCAATAGTTTTATTAATGCCTCCTCCTGCAACAGTAATAATTCCTTCACGAGCAGGATTTATACCATTATCTTGAGCAGTTACATCAAAACTACCATTATTATTTCCACTAGTAGGACTAATGGAAACCCAATTAGGTTTAGCCATAATAATTACGTTTAATGATTAACTAGTTTATACAAGAAAAGGTCTAGTAGATACCTTAGTACCCACTAGACCCACAATATTCAAATGAAAGTTAGATTATGAAATCGTCCAAGCGGTATTGCTAGTAATCGTAATCTGTTTCGTTTCACCGGCAGCAGTAAAAGTCAAAGAAGTTGGAGATACAGACAAAGTAGCATCACCAGCAGCTTGATTAACAGTATATTTCTGACCATTAACAGTAATATGTCCGGTACGAGTCTTAACTGTCGGGTTAGCAGCAGCAGTAAACGTAATCTCGAAAGCATAAACATTACTTGCTCCAGGGTCACCTTCGATAGCTGCACCTGAATTATATTGTTTAGTAGCAACCACTAATTTACCAGCAGTCAACCAAGCTGAAGCATTTGAATCAACAGCAAACGTAATAGAAGCTAAGTTAGCATTACCTGTAAACTTCTTAGCTTCACCTGTTTTAACAAAAGCTAAAGATTGAGTGGTAACATCCCAAATGTTAGAACCCGACTGTTGTATTGCAACCTCTTCCGTTAAGTCTTCAACTGCTACAGTAATAGATCCTGAACGACCTTCACGTCCTTTATAAACAGGAGCCGTAACATCAACTTGTGAATTACCTGTACCTTCAACAGCAGATAACGTAATCCAGCTCGGTTTTGCTTTTAATGCATAAGCAGCACGCATAACCGGAGCACCAACTCCATCAACTAAACCACCAATTTCCACCGCAGTGGCTCTTTCATCTAAAGAAGAATTTGAAATCATAATAATGACAATTTAATTATTTATAAATAGATTTTGAGTTCCGCACGCTTCCACATCACCTTCTCTACTGGGGTTTGCAGAACGTCACGGAACTCTTAAAAGTTTAAGAAACAGTCCAAGAAACATTAGAAGTTACATTAATCGTTTCTGTACCTCCTGATGCCTCAAATTCAAGACTAGTTTTATCAAGATTCAAATAAGGATCTTGTTCAAACGTTGCAGTGTAAGTAGCATCTTTAGTTACAGTGACTGTCCTTGTAGCACTTGTATTACCATCACTCCATTTAACAAAGTGATAACCAGAATTAGCTGTAGCTTTTAGTGTAACTGACGCATTGTAATTATAAGTACCTCCACCACTAACTGTACCTCCTGTACCAGCAGTAACTGTCAATTTATACTGTCTAGTAGATATAGTCCATCTAGCATACCAAGTCTTATTACCAGTACATTTTGTTGAAGTAGTCAACTGAGTACCACCTGTTGAAGCATCAGTATCGAACCAACCTGCAAATGTATAGTTGTTAGCCGCGGTAGAAGCTCTACTTGCCGTAGGTAATGTACTAAGTGTAGCATTATAATTTAATGTCTTAGTTGTATCACCTGTACCTCCATTTGCGTCAAATGTCCAAGTATAAGAATTAATAGTCCAAACAGCATAATATGTAACATTAGCTGTTACTTTAGTCGTTGTACTAATATTTACTGTACCGGTCTTAGACGTAGACCAACCTTTAAACGTATAACCTGTTCTAGTTGCCGTAGGCAATGTACCTAAAGCATCATTATAATGGAATGAGCTAGAAGACTTACTAGGAGTACCACCATTTCCATCCCATGTAACAGTATAATTTTTATAAGTTGAAGTCCATCTAGCATACCAAGTCTTATTAGATGTTACCTTAGTAGTAGTAGTTAATTTAGTTCCTCCACTAGATGCGGAAGTATCAAACCAACCGGCAAAAGCATACGTATAAGTATTATCTGCACTTCTAGTACAAGTAGGCAACGTTCCAATAGCTTCATTATATTCTTTAGTTATAGTTGTAGCAGAAGGAGTATTACCACCATTCTTATCAAATATAAACGTATAACTATTGATAGACCATCTAGCATACCAAGTTTTAGTTCCAGTAACTTTAGTGGTTGTTGTAGCTTGAGTACCACCACTTGCATCAGATGTATCAAACCATCCAACAAATGTATATCCTGTACGACTAACAGTAGGCAATGTACCAAGAGCTGTATTGTAAGCTTTTGTTATAGTTGAAGGACTTACAGTTCCACCTCCATTTGCATTGAAAGTATGAGTGTAAGATTTAGTACTTCTAGTAACATAAGCGTAATAAGTAACAGTTCCTGTAATTGCAGGAGTTTCTAAAGTTAATTCGGAACCAACTTTAGTTCCACCGCCATTAGCCGCAGTATACCATCCAACAAACGTATAAGTAAATTCAGCTGTATTATTAGGCATAGTCAAAGTACAAGATCCTTTAGAATTGTATGTAACACTTTGACTAGTTCTATTCAAAGTTCCATAAGTTGTTTTATAACTTACAGTATAACTTCGAGTATTGGATGTCCAATGAGCATAAACAGTTGTATCTTTAGCTGCCATCTTAGTAGTAGCAGTTACTTGAGTTCCTTCTGTTGCAGCAGTGTACCATCCAGCGAATGTATAAGTATATTGTGCATCAGAAGCTCTAGTAGGTGTAGGCAACGTACCATAAGCTGAATTATATTCAAGATCTTTAGACGTTGGAGTTACAGTACCACCATTAGGATTAAATGTTAAAGTATAACTATTAATTGACCATTGGGCATAATATGTAATATCTTTAGTTACAACAGTTGTAGTAGAAATTTTAGTTCCACCACTAGAAGCTGTGTACCAACCAAGGAATGTATATCCTGTTCTAGTGCAAGTTGGAAGTGTACCTAAAGCAGTATTATATTCTTTAGTAATACTAGAAGGACTTGGAGTACTTCCACCATTACCATTGAATGTAGCTGTATAAGAACGTTTAGTAGCTGTCCAATGTGCATAATAAGTAACATCACTAGTTACAGTAGTAGTTGTTGATATTTGAGTACCACCACTAGCCGCTGTAAACCAACCTGCAAATGTATAAGAATATTCTGCTGTAGCTGCCCTAGTCGGAGTAGGTAATGTACCTAAAGTAGATCCATGAGTTTTAGAAACAGACGCAGGACTTACAGTACCGCCATTAGCATTCCAAGTAACTGTATAAGATTTAAGTTCAAATACAGCAGTAATATCTCTTTTACCTGTTATAGTAATCCTCAGAGGATTAGTAGTACTTTCTGAATATCCTCCAGAAGCACTAGAATCATTATATCTCCAATGTTTAAAATTATAACCTGTAGCAGGAGTTGCTGTAACACTAATTACAGTATTCTCTTGTCCAGTAATAGGATTAGGGCTAACAGTACCACCACCAGAAGGACTAATCTTTACTGTATCAGATACAGTATTAATAGCCCACTTAGCAGTTAAAGTGATATTTGCTGTAGGAGCAAATGTATAAGGATTAGCACTTGTAACCTTAGCAGTTCCATTATACCAACCATCAAATTTATATCCAGTTTTCCTCGAAGCAGTTACAGTAGCATTCTTACCATGTTCTACAGTTTGACCAGCAGGACTTACAATTCCCTTAGTTGTATCATCAGATACCGCATTTACAACATAAGTCTTAATTTGATATTTAGCAACTAGTGTTCTATTAGCAGACATTGTAATAGAAACTTGAAGACTAGAAGAAATCAAATTAGAACCTTCATACCAACCGACAAAACTATACCCAGTAGGAGCAGCTTTCGCAGTAATTGTTTGCGAAGTGTCACGATAATAAGTTCCAGTACTAACTCCAGCATTCGATGTAGAACCAATAGAACATTCTCCAATATTCGTTATTGCAGTTCCAGAGCTATTAAGAGTAGTAGAAGAAACATTTAAAGTAAATTTATCTTGCTCCGTTTGAGTACAATTTATAGTTTTAGTAATACCACTGACAGTAACAGTAACAATTGTTGTTCTGCTAGCACCAGGGTTTTTACTGGCAGTTAAATTGACAATTTTATTACCCGTGCCACTCTTAGAAGCAGGGGTAAGCCAAGAAGCAATAGCCATCTTAGTACCCCCCCCCTAATTATGAAACCGTCCATTCGACGTTAGAAGTAACATTAACTGTCTGAGTTCCACCAGCAGCGTCAAATTCAAGAGAAGTCTTATCTAAATTAAGATAAGGATCTTGAATAAATTTAGCAATATAAGTCTTAGTTGCATCAACAGTAACACTAAAGTTTACATTATCAGAAACCTTAACTCCATCTTTCCACCAACCACCAAAACTATATCCTTCAGCAGCAGTAGCATGAATTGTTGCAGTAGTACCATCAACAAATTCACCAGAATCTGTAGCTAAATTCTTAGCACTTCCGATACCAACCCCACCTTGAATAGTATCATTAGTATCAGTTCTAACAGTTAGTGTAAACTTATCAGGTTCAGGAATAAGATCACAATTTATAGTAACTTTAATATTCTTTTCAACAACAAAGCTATACTCATTTTGATCATTTAATGGAACTTTAATTCCATCAACAAGAACATCTCCAAGAGTATAACCTGCACTTACATTAACTTTAATTTTACAAGTCTCACCATCAGCATAAGTTCCAGCTCCATCCATTGTAGCACTTCCATTAGGAATAGCTTCATATGTAACTTGGAATTCATCAAGAGAATCAACTTCAAATTGAGCAGTTATAGTTTTATTGCTATCAACTATAATCTCTCTTGTAACAGAAGTGGGAGCATCAGAATCAGTCCATTTCAAGAAATGATAACCATTATCGGCTAATGCTTCAATTGTGACTTTCGTTCCATCAACAATATCTGTGAATGTATGAGAGCCACTATAATAATCACTCCAACTATTGTTTAATTTAGCTCTACACTTTCCACCTATTCCAGCAACAACTGTGAGCGTTCTCATTACTATCGCTTCAAATGAAGCAATGTGTACTGCATTTACACTCGATTTAGCTGTAAAGTTTGCAGGATTGTTTGATGTTTTCTCACTACCTGTAGTCCACTCTTTAAACGTATAATTACCTTTAACTTGAGCTTCAATAGAGTAAATTGAACCAACATTAACCTTAAAGGATTGTTCAGAACTAGACCAATTAGACCAAAAACCATCACCTATACGATAACGAGTTTCATTAGTTCCGTCAGAACCTACCGTAATAGTAACTTCTTCCGGTGGAATCTCTACGAACGTACAAGAGAAATCTACATTCTCAATAATAACCTTTGAATAAGGATTAGAGTTAGAAGTAGTTCCACCAATATTCCATTGTTCAAAAGAATAACCGCTATCAGGAACACCTAATACCTCAATTGTCTCACCGTCAGTAACACTAATGTTAGAATGCGAAGATGCAGCTTCTGAATATTCACCAGAGCCAATCTTATATTTACATTTACCATTAGAACCAGCAGTGATATTAACAATATGAGTTTCAGGTGGAATGTAAGTTTCCTTAAAATAAGCAGTATAAACTTTGCGATGCAGACCTTCTTCAACAATGATATTGTTTTCATTATTAGGAAGATTAGCACCAGTAGGAGTTACCCACTTTTCAAATTCATATCCGCTATTAGCTTTACCTTCAATAGTAACAATTGTTTTCTCAGCAGCAGTTACTTCATGTTGTGCAGCCCAACTAGACCAAAGACCTTGTATATCTTTGTATCTAACTAAACCATTTGCATTAGCTATAACACTAAACGTGAAATATCTAATGGCTTCAACAAAAGTAACTGTAACAGTAACATCTTGATTAACTACAACACTCCATGTACCATCACCATTATCTGTAATATTACCATCAGATGCAGAAACAGTTCCAACTTTCCAACCTTGAGCAGGAGAAGGAACTATAGTAGCAATTTGACCAACTTGATAAACTCCAGCTCCACTGGCTGTACCTTTATCAGAAGGAGTAGTATTTACAGTAACTTTATATGTTTGAGGAGTATTAAGCTCAAAATATGCAGTATAAGTTTCATCTGAATCAACAATAAGATCATATTGAAGATTAGTAGAAACTAAGATACCTTTACTATTTTTCCAATGAACAAAATGATAACCATCAATAGGAGCAGCTGTTATAGAATGTCTTGTACCTTTCGGGAAAGTACCTGCACCAACAACATAACCAGCAGTTGCAGGATAAGCATCTACATTAATATAGAAGTTATTAACAGGAGAACCTTCTTTTTCAAATACGCCTATCAAGTCCATATCTTTCTTAATATTGAAAGTCCAATCAGAACTAATAGACATAATCTCATTAGAATGATACTCTTTCCAACCCATAAAGTGATAACCGGGAGCAGGTTTAGCATAAAGTTTAACTTGACTACCAGCTTCAAATTGAAACCTAAATCCATCAGGACTTTCATCAGGCATAATATGAGAACCAGTACAACCCACAATACCACCTTCTTCCGGAGAAGGAGTTAGACTAACTCTATAATAATTACGTTCAATATGACCTGTCTGTAAGAAATCTTGAAGATCTTTAATATAAGTCCAAGCTTTAATATATGTATCTTGGCATCCACAATTACCACCTCTAATACCTCGACTAGGATACACATAATTAGCTTTAAGACCTATACAAACTAAAGTGTCATCTGTGAGAGATTCACTACCAACAATCAACTCTCTATCAATAGGAATAATACTACCGTCAGTAGTTAGATTAATCTCACATCCTTTTTCATCATACATATAATAGCAACCATCAGTACGATGATAGAAGAAGCGAACGTTATGCTCACGCTTAGGAAATGTACCCGGAGGAAGAACTTGTTTTAACTTGACAATTTTAATATTACATTCCATAGCATTAAGTTTAAACGAAAATAACTACGTAGAACCGTTAAGCCCCACGTAGTTTACAATAGCAACTTAATCAGTTGCAGTATTTAATGCAATGGCATTATCTCCATTGCCTTTAGCTAAAACCTTAATGGCTTCTAATTTAGCAACAACTGCATCAATAACAGCTTCAGTACCAACAACAATTTGGAACTTACGTGGACTATTATTATCAGCAGCTATTTCAGGAAATTGATTAAATTCAGCAGTAGATATAACAAGATATGCAACCTTATCAAGACCTACTTTAGGATCAGCAATACCCCATGCTTCTTGCCACTCTTCATTCGGATTCCAACCCATATTAATCAGAGAATAACGTAAGTCTTCATCACTAAGAGCAACATCAGCTAAGAAACCAGATAACTTAGTATATTCAATAGTAATAGTTCCATTAGCCTTTTGATCAGCTAACAAACCAAATACATTAACAGTAAGTTTCGTAGGTTGTTTAGCAACAACTGTAATATTAACACCTTGGGTATCTTTAGCAACTGTAATATCAAACAACTCTTTGTTATAAGCTGTAAGACTCATAGCTTTCTTAATCTTCTCAACAAGACGATCAAGAGTATCAGTCGCATGAATACGAACAGGTATCTGTACAATCTGAGGATTAGGATTAACCGTTAAACCGTGACGATACGGTTCAGAAGAAACAATTTCAATGGCGCCACAGAACTCAGCATCTGCATTATATACAATTCCATCAGCGGGCTTCAAAGCAGGATTCGTAATACCTTTGAGAACAACAGTTTCCTTTTGATCATCTTCGGTATATTTACGAACGTTATAAGTAAAATTAAAAGGGTTAATATCAACACCTCTTTGATTTACATATCCGCCACTTTTAGTAGGAATTGCAGACATAATTACAAATGGCTCAGGTCTACCGGTAGTTGGCAGTTGAGTGCCATAAGCAGTACAAATGCCGAGTTGACCATTAGATAACTTAGTATCAACAGTAACATTATCGACAAATGTTTTTCCGTAACTAACAATTCTCATAGTAACGTATTATTTTAAAGAATTACTTTCATTTATAGCAACTTGATAACCTGGATCTTTAAGGATACCAAGAAGTTTTTGTGTTGCAAGATCAATAATCTCAGTTTTAAACGGAAGTTCAGAAACTTCATCAGTTACAATATTAAATCTAGTAGGTTTACGAAGATATGTAATAGCAACATCAGTAATAATGAATTTATCATCCATATCTACGAGTAATCTATTGTTCTCGATTACACATATTGGATGTAGATGCCTATTAGCTCGATTATGATACGTTTGTAACATATCCATACGTTGTACATCCGAAACTAAATCCATGCCCGCAAATCGGCTCTCTCGTACCTTAGTTATCGTTCCATTAGCAGTTATAACTTCATATCGCCCTGTATAACGCTCGTTGTTGAATCGGTCTAATTTAATATCATATTTATCACCAACTACTATTAGCGTTGGCGTATCGAAGTAAAATATGAGCGATTCAGGGTAATATGAGCCTCTGTAATGTTCGTAGGTCACATTATAACCTTTTCTAAGTAATACAGAAAGCATATAGTTGATATACTCAAATAAACCATCTTTACGATAGATTTTAGCAGGATAATGAAAAGTAACATTATCAGCTCCAATTTGAATATTGAAATCTTCTATATAGCCAGGAATAGTTTTAAATAACTCACTAATGTTTACTACATATATTCTAGTAGTAACAGATTCAATATTTCTATAACGTTTAAACTTATCGAATATAACACTTGCAGTATAAGCAACACCATGTAGATAATTCGTAGGTAAATAAGCAAATCCTCTGTTACCCTCATTTGAAAGAAGGTAAAGAGGACTTCTATATGTATCTTTTAAAACCTGTAAATCATCGTAATAGCGTCCGCTTTCTTCAAAGGCTTTAATCTTTTGCGTAAGCAGTACGTCAATAGCTTCATTAAGAGCAATATCAATATACTGCGGACGAATGGATTCTTGCCTATTAGCATTAATCTGCTGAATCTTTTCATTTACAGCGATATGTGCTTCTTTACAACTACTATACATACTGACAGCTTTTTATTAATTTAGAACCGAAGCCTTATAAGCAGTGAAAAGTTGAGCTTTATATTCAACGTTTTCCGGAGCAGCTAAATAAGCCATAACACCTTCAATTGAAGAACCAAGAACGACTTCCGGACGCACAGTGTCAAAGTAATTATCACCATCTTTAGTAATAACTTGTGCAGCTAATAGCTTATAGACCTGTGCCATTGCTTCTACATTCTTATTATCAAACAAAGAAATAAACGCATCTGCATTTGTTTGTGAAAGTTCAGCTACAGCCGTCTGCAAATCTCCATGTTCCATCTTGATAATCGAAAGAGTATCGGCAGGAGTATTGCAAATAAGCATATTGCGAATACGCTTGTAAGAAGCCTCATCACCTGTGAACAACTGAGCCAACTTAGTAGCAGTATTAACAACAGTTTTGGTTTTAGCATCTTTCATACGTTTAACATCTTCAATGCTATGCAGATAAAAACGAATATTAGTTGATTTCTCAACATCTTCCGGTTTATTAGCAACAGTAGAAGTTAGAAGAGCTAAACGCCAAATGATATAATCTTGAGGTTTAATTGGAGTCATATACATATATAGATTCTCTTCATGAACCGCAATACCATCACCAAACAGCATAGCATCAAAAATAGCTTTCTCTAATTTATTAGGGACAATATCTGTATTAATGCTATTTTTCTTAGCCCATTCAAAGATAGCATCACGCTTAATAGGATCATTAAGTGAAAACTCCCAACCAGTTTCCAATTCATAACCCTGAGCAGGAACTTCTACAGTAGAGTTCTTTAAATGCTTAAGAACGAGATCTTGAAAATTAACATTATGACTATCAGAAGAAGCTCCAATGATAGTAGGAAGAATAGAAGCCATCTCAGCAGTTTTACTAGATAAAGTAAGAACAGCTTTGATACTTGGACCGAAGATTGTATTAAAAGCACCAATACTTTTCTGATTCACTACTTGAAACATAGTAGGATTCAGCTTTAAAGCTAAGGTTATTTTGCGTGAGTATATCATATAGTTTATACTTTAATCAGTTTATACTTTACAATAATCGTAATGTACGCTTATTCAAAAATCATTTCAGCCCAGAAAGAAGTAGTACCATTAAGCATATTAATACCTTGAGAAGACATAACTTCATAAGTAGCAATATCCTCACGTGTACTTAGCATCTTATTATAAGCACCCCATTCTTTAGGAAGAGGAGTAATACCTTGGTAAACACCATATAAGTATTCACGACCTTCTTCACAAACAAGTTGGATATTAGGTTCACCTGAAGTATTATCAACAGAGTGATCCAAGAATACCATAGTATATGAAGTAACAGGGAAACCTCCATACATACGACCGTTCTTACGATCCATCTCAGCACGAGAACCGCTATCGAACAAGTCAACAACTTTAACCGAAACGGTAGCTCCAGAGTAATGCTTATATTGATTAAAGTAAGCCCCATAACTCAAAATACCACCACGACTTTGAATCTCTTCTGCACCAAGTTTATCGAAGTAACCGTTACCAATAGCTTCATTCTTGATACATTGTTGGAACATCTTAGAACCACCTTTACCGGTATAAAGAACAATATTCTTATTACTCAAATCAATATCATTACGAACTTCAAAGATACGAGAAAGAATCATATCAATAAGCTCAATAGTCATAAATGAGTACTCGAAATAGTTTCCGAATGCAATAAGAATATCACGAACTCCAGCACCCCGAGGAATAGGTTTATTTGAATGCTTTTCTTGGTTATGAATAACACCGTTAATATCACGATTGTAAGAAGAGAACCACAAGTCTTCCTCTAACAAACGTCTGCGCATAAACTCGAATTGACGCATTTCATAAGGCATCCAAAGAGTACCTTTAGAACCATCATCATAATCAAGTTCAAACTCAGTAACGATATTAGCGATATTACCAGTAATAATCTTAGAGAAACGATGGAAACCAAATTGATTAGTCATTTCACTCCAAGATTCAGCAGTACTACGAGAACCAGTTGATAATTCACCAGCAATCGTAGGAGCACCCATACCCCAATATTTACCTCTTTCAAAATTGCTAAGATCAATGAATTCATCTGAATTACCACCAAGTATGATCATTTCATAAATATAACCACCACTTGCAGTTTGCTCACCATCCGTCTGCATACGTACAAGATGTTTTCCATCAGGAGTAATAGCAGAGTATTGATAAGGAATCCAGTTATCTTGAAACTCAGCTTTAAAAGACATAAACCCTTTACCGGGTGTTTGAGTAGGTGTAATTAAACGCACAATCGGGGAAGTGACAGTAGGTTTCCCCATAATCTTCCACTTATACTGAGTATCACCAGCATTAATAGGTTTCTTACGAGAGATATTCCCTTGACCTTCTGTAAGAGAAAGAAGAGGGAATTGATTACTGTTCCTACCCCAAAGATAAGTAAGAGACTTATTCAAATCGACAGCACCAAGAACATTAAAGTTCAATAGCATATCGGCATCAGAGTAAACCTCTTTGGAATACTGTTTTTTTCCAATTTCTCTAAGCATAGTTACGATAATTATTTATTTGAATCAATAATACCACCCGGAACAATAGGACGTCTATTAGGATTAACTTTAGTACCGCCACCTTGAGTGGATACCTTAACTTTAGGTTTACCACCAGAAGTAATGTTCAAACGACGAACATTCTCTTGTCGTATAGATGCAGCAGCAAGTTGACTAATATCAGCACCTAATAAGTTACGAAGTGCTACCATAGCGAACGTTTCATTATCAGCAAGCATATCAAAAACATCTTTTTGAGCTTGCGTATAAAGAGAATCTCCAATTTCAACAACAGGAGCAGTAAGGTATTTCACAAGATCTTTACGAGTAAGAATTTGTTCTTTACCATTTACAATTCTCTTAACACCAGCTGTTGGAATAGCAAGACCTCCAATAGTACCTTTATTAACAATCTTATCGTAAAGAGAATCAGGAACATTAAGTACCTTAGCTTTACCATGATCATCATAAGTAATACCATAAGCTTTATCTAGTTCATCTTGTTCAGCTTTCCATTGCGCTTCTTGACGAGCAGTAGCTTCTTCAATTTCACGTTTCTGATTAGCAGCAAGATAATCAAGACTTTCTTTAGCTGTTTCATTTAAAACTTTATCAGCTTTAGAAAAACGAATAATACGATCAATTTGAGCATCTGATGTACCTTTACGTTTTTCAGCAGAACGAATAATAGCTTCAAGTTGAGCTTCAGACTTATCCTCAATACTCATTGTAGTCCAATCAACATGATTAGCAAAACCTTCGAGTGAACCATAAGTTTGCTTATATAAAGCAGCTTGATGAATATCAGGATTAGCACGGAAGAAATTAGTAATAGCTTCTGATTCAGCTTGATGTCTAGCAATTTCAGCAATATCAGCATCACGTTGAGCAAGACCTTCAACAGTCATTTCATATTGCTTAGGAGTACCATCAGCGTTTACAGGAGTTAAACCAGAAATAGCAGAAATAGCAGAAACATCAATAGTTTCTTCTTGTTGTTCAGCAGCAGCAAACTCATCTAATTGAGCTTTAGTATAAACAATCTGTCCATCTTTAACCGCATTACCTTCTGCATCTAATTCATATTCAACATCACCTTCATCAGTTGTTAGAATAATCTTATTAGCATCTCCGGTTTCCTTATTTGCATCTTCATTAGCTTTAGCAGTAGCTTCTTCTTCAGCTTTACGTTTAGCTTCTTCTTCCGCAGCTTTTCTAGCTTCTTCTTCAGCTTTAGCTTTATCCTCTGCTTCTTTAGCAGCTTTAGCAGCTTCTTCGGCAGCTATTTCTTCAGCAGTTTTGGTAGCAGTACTATCAGTAACACCACCGGGAACAATAGGATTTGGCATAGTGTTTTCTCTTTTATAAATTAAGTTATAACAATGACAAATGTAGTAATAATAAATGTATTCAAAACATCAATAGAAATATAATCTTCAAAAGCGTCATCACCGGACGTTACAGAACCTTTAAATATTCCAATTAATTTCCATTGATTTTAGGCTCAAATGCAGTCATTATAGAACATCAATTTTTAGCTGATATTGCAATTCATTTCTCTAAAAATCGTGGCTCACGTTAAGGATTTCGTGGCTTATTCGCATTGATTCGATTCATACGCTTTTGCTCTTCAAACTTGGCACGCTCTAGATTAGCTCTATCAATATCTAAGTTTAACTTAGTCATTTTAAGATAAGCCTCAAGAGAATTAGCATTACTCTCATCTTCACTAATATAACCATTACCATCTTTATCTACTTGAAGTTTTGCATCATTAACAATAATCTGGGTAAGATTACTATCAGCGGCAATAGCTTCTTTAGAATCACGATCTAATTGAGCTTGTTCAGCATCAAATTTGCGTTGAGCTTCAGAATTAGCAGAACGCATTTGTTCAATCTCTGCATCCCACTTCTTTTGAATCTCTTCACGTTCAAGTTCAAACTTACGTTGAGCATCAGCAGCTTCTTTAATATATTTGCGTAAAGAAGCAACGTTATGATTGCAAACAGCTTCAGCAGCTACATCAAAATTACCATTCTGTGCAGCACTAAAAGCAATTTCTTCAAGTTTACGAACTTGTTCATTGAGTTCAGCAGAATTACCAACAAAGATACCAAAATTAGAATTAACAAAATCAGTTCCATTAACTCTAACTTGAATAACTTCATTGGTATTAGGATCAATATAAGAACCTTCAAAGTCATCAATCCATGCAATCTTGGCAGCATCAAGATTAGCTTCCATATCACGAGAACGAAATGAATCAAATATCTTTAGCGACCATACAGATCCCATCAGAGCTTGATTAAGTCCCATCTCAGTAACAGCTTTACCAGCTCTAGCTTGAATATCTCCTGCACGTTGATCATTCATATTAGCTAATTCATACGCTTCTTGCTTAATAGATTGCTTAATTTGATTAAGAACAGTTAAGTAATTAATCATAGTAGTATTAGCAATTTCTTTAATAGCTTGAAGTGAAGGTTGTTGCTTAGCTATTTCACTGTCATCAAAAACTAGAGTACCATCTCGATTAGCTGCATCAAGACGCTCTTCCATAGTCATATCATTAGTATCAGCTAAGAAACTTTCAGGAATCAATAGCCATGAACGGAACTTCATAATAGTACGTTCTTCTATTAATGTATAAAGACGATAAAGAGCAAGATAAGGTAATAAGCGATAAGGAATAGGTTTAGGATTATTAAGAAGCATAAGACGACTTAAACCATTATAAGGTAATTTACAATGATTAAGATTATTAACTTCTTCACGTTGAACTACACATGGTTGAGCTTTAGTATATACTCCCCAATCTTTATCACCAAAACGATACGCTTCCCAACATTGAAGAACATATGTATATTCAATATCAATATCACCTATAGTAGGATCTAAAACATAATCCTCATCTACCACTTTTTGTTCAATTTCACCATAAACATTGGTATAACTAAGAATACCACGTTTCATAGGAATCTTAAATACACAATGATGAGCTTTGAGAACCCCGGTAGAGGGCAAGGAGTGGTAGGGAGCGGAACTCTGTGTATCAATAGTAGGATTAAAAGCAATCTCTCTAGAACGAAGCATCAAAGGAGTAACAGCATATTCGCCAGTACTCTCATGATTATGAATTATATCCTTAATATAAGCAATATCTTTTTTAGAAAGAATCTCTTGATATTCACCAATAATATCATTGATGTTTACCTCAAACTCTCTCATGCCATAATCATCATCTTCAACAAAAAGATTACCACTATCAATACGATAATACTCAAGAGGAGAAATAATTTCAAAGATAACATCATTATATCTTACATCACGATAAGAATATACGCTTTCAGTACAGAACCAATAATAGAATGCTTGAATATATTTCTCATTAGCTTTTATGAGAGAATTAAGTAGATCAAGAGTTCTCTGACCTTTAAGAGCTTCCTCATCAATCCAATCCTTAGCAGCTTCTTTCATAAAATCTTCAGCTGATGGAAGTTCTTTAGAAGGTTCACCTGTTTGAACTCCATTAGCATTCATAATGTTTATAAATTGCTGACGAAGAAGAGAATCAAGTGCAACTCTAAGATCTTTATTACGCTTAGTTACAATATCAATATCAGCATTATAAACTTGATAATTATTATAGGTGTTAATGAACTCTCCTATATATTTCTCTTTAATAGGAGTAATAAAATCAACATCTCTAATCTTACCGGGCAAATCTTCTTTTCTACCATTAACAGAATTATAAGTCGCCATGACATACTTATAAGTAGATTCATCTACAATACCGTTAGCGGCATCAAGAAATGCTTTAATTTCTGCTTTATCATTATTTGAATGAGCAGTAGCAATAACCCAATCGCACATAGCTTTAGTCCATTTCGGAGTACGCTTAGTAGCTTCTGAAACAAACACATCAGGTTTTTCTAAAGAATTAGGAATCTTAGAAGCATTCATTTAACGACGATTTAAACGATTTGCAATACGTCTGCTATTATCTTCTTTATTACCTTCAACAAGACGCTTAGTATTTAAAGAGTCTGCAAGAAAGACATACATAGCAACAATAGCAGCACTAATATGGTCAAAGTTACCTTCAGCAGTAAATCTCTGACATTCAAGTAACAGACGAACACTACCAATAAACTTTAGTCTACGAATAGGATTCCCCTCATCTGTATAACCTAAAGGTTCATAAATAAACTCCTTTAGCATACGAAGACCATTATACTTTTTATCACCATCACCAATTACAATACCATAATCATTATTGTTAGGATTAACTAACTTACGACTATTCATATTAGTTGGATCAAGCATTAAATAACGTCTTAGTTTATATTTAATGAAGTTAGAAACAGTTTCACCAGTACCAGCCTCAGGACAACATTCAGCATTATACAAAAGACACATACCCATCGTAAGTATATCATTCTGCTCCATAGTATCCATACGACCTATATATTCGCATACTAAGAGCTTTTGATTCGGATATGGAGTAATTGTATTACTTCTCATCCAAACTTGCGCAGAATAAAGAGAATGTTTATCTGTAACGTCTTTTTGTGCCTTATCCACCTTATATGCATCCACCACTGTAAAGTATAAATCTTTGGGTACTTCTCCATTTATCAAGAAAGGGCGATAGTACATTCTAACGCAACCATGAGTATCATCACGAGAACCATGTGGAACTTGATTCACAAATTCATGGAATTTACCTTTACCAAATATATCTCGTTTAATACATTCGGCTCTAGGTATAAATTCAGCTCTATTTGCACCTCCTAAATCATTGACAACAATCCAACCATCTTGAAAGAATCTAGTAGCATTGTCATTAATTAAATCTGAAATATGAAGATTCAACTCCGGAGATGCGAACATATTCTCCGTTGTATTAATGAATGCTTCGGCAGGAGTATTAGCACGTTGAGCTTTATAGATTATATGAGTTTCACTATCATTATTATGAAAGTGATTCTCTTTATCTTGTTTATCCCAAGCATAAGCAGTGAATATAATTGAATTACCACGTTCAACATAAGGCTCACAATCCCATACTTGTGGAAAGAAGAAACCACATACTTCATGACGTTTATTAATATCCCATACATTTTCCATGCAAAGCATCTTATTCATTTTAGGATTATAAAATGCTTTACTAAATGCAGCCCAGTTAGCACCTTTAGTACCACCCGTACCATAAACACGTATAGTACCTACAGATATAGCACCAGATTCAGTATTAGATAAAGTAACATCAAGAGCTTTTTGAAGATTAGGACAATTATGAAAAATAGTAAAATCTTCAAGAAGACATAAACTATCACCATCTACTTCAAAACCATAATATTCATCAATACCAACAGATTCAATATCGAATCTACATTCAAGAGGATTTTTTTGTAAAGATGTATATTTAGGACATTGTTTACGTTTTACTCTAGTAGGAATAATCCAACCCTTACTAAGCAAAAATATTCTATAATAAGAACAACCATTAACAATTTTAGTTTTAACAGTAGTTTTAATACCTAAACTCCTAGCTATATAAACAATGCCTGCTGTTATAGATTCAAGTTTTTGAATAATTTCAAAATTATGTTTTCTAGCATCATAATTACCATCGGTATCTATAATACCAGCAAGAAATTGCAAACGTGATTCTCTATCTGTACAAATGTAATCTTTAGGTATAAACTTATTATCTTTTACATTCATAGCTTCAAGAGCCATTTTAAACCAATTTCTAGAATCATCTTTTTTAGTAAGAGATATTCTCTTAGCAGTTTTATTTGTAGAATGATTATAGATATTACAGTTTAAATTATTATTATCTGCAAATTCTTTAATAGCATTAATAACTTCTACATCAGGATTAGTAAATCTAGCTTCACTTTTATCTCCATCACCTATCCATAATCCAAATATATAAGGATCTATTAAAACATTTTTATGAGTAAAATCAATACCATTTACTTTTTCAAGAGCATAGCATTCTCTCCATCGAGGATGTAAAGCTAAAGTATTAATATGATTAGGGGCAGTAACTAATTCTTCTCTAACTATATTACTATAAGCTTTACGATATATAGTTCTTATTGGATGTTTACTATTAACAATATGTTCTATACCATTTTCCGGTATAACTTTGTACATATTATCAATACCTCTAGTTGTAGCTAATACAGTTCTAGGTTTACTATCAGGTCCCATAAGAATATCTCCAACAACAATATCTTCAACATTCTTAATAGTTCCATCAAACATTATAAATCTAGTACCTTTCGCTACGCATTTACCTGCTTCCTCAAAGTCAATTTCAATAGCTTTCTTACCTACAGCAGCAGATTCATTTTTACCAATAGCAACACTATAAAGATTAGAAAGCCAACCAAAATTCTTAAGACCTTTCGTGGATACACGATAACCCATAAGAATATCATCAATAGCTTCTGAAATATAACCTCTTTTCCAAAACGTATGTTCTTCAAAATGGTCAAGACATTTCTTAGCCATAAATGTAGTAGCACCTTTATCAGTAAGATAAGCTAATTGATCGGCAGCAAGTGTAACAGTAACATTAGGAAATAAGTTTATAGTATTTGCAGCCTGACTACCACGTTTATAAGAGAAACCTTTACGACGAGCTTTAGCTTTAGTAAGATGAAATTTATTATTAGCAATAAACTCATCTATTTTGAAATTCCAATAATCACCATCCCAATAACGAGGAAAACCCATAACAGTTTCAACGTGTTCAGCCCCTTCTCTTTTAAGCTTGGCTCTTTCTTTATCATTAGGTGTACGTTCAATTCTACCGTAATTAAGATAAGTATAATGAGCGCCTGTAATACGCATAGGTTTGAGTAAAAGATCTCGCTCTTCATCAGTAGTAGCTTTATCAAAAAACTTAGGAATATCTTTATAATAAAGTTTAGCTTTTATAATAACACCTTTTTTACGTCTAGACGTTTCACGTTGCCAAAATGATTCATAAGCAGGAGTTGTAGGATCATAATCACAGTAAGTACCATATTCGTCAAATGCATCAGCAGATCTAGAAAGTCTTTCTATATTGATAACAATGAAATCAATATTCATAAGAATACCACCAGAATTACCAATAAGAAAATCATTATCTGGATCATATAAAGGTTTATTAGTAATATAACTAATACCTTCAGATGCTTTAGGATATTTACTCTTATCTTCACAAAGATAATCTATAAAAGGAATATCTCCACGTTTATATCCCCATTTATTCTCAGGTGCAGCATTAATACCATCACAACTATTTTTCCAATAAGCATGAATAAACATGAAGTTATCAATAGCATCTTGAGAAAATTCATATTTACTATTCATAGCTTAATCAATTATATCTATACCACTGCCAACACCATTATCTATTTGATTATTAACATCCATAGAAGTAGCAAGCTCTTTACCTCCACGTACAATAGTTTTTCTAAGTTTAGACTTAATGTAATTATCTTCAGCTTCTTTAAGTTCTGCAATAAGTTTAGGAAGATCTTTACCCATCTTAGTAATCTCACGCATATAATTAAGCATACCTCCAATTTCATCTTTAGTAAAAGAATCTTTCTTTAGATCATTACGAAGATTTTGATTCATAACTGCCATTAAATCTTTACCAGCTTGAAGAGCATTAACAGTTTCAAAGAACATTTGACCAACATAATTTATATTATGCTCAATAAGCCAATTGATAGCATCAACCATATCTTTAGTAGGTCTAAAGTCAGAATTAAGTTGAGCAACTTCAATAGCATAATCAAAAGCCTTTTGATCTTTTAAACCATTACGATGTATATATCCATCTTCATCAGCATAACAATCAATAAACTTAAATATCTTATACATTAGCTCTCTATCATTATGCCAATCATTATATATAGTAGCAAGAACAGGAACTTTAAGAATCTGTTCAACATTAAGAATAAGTTTAGAACCTTCAACTAACCATACGTGTAATGCCATAACCAATAGTTTTATCTGTTTTATTACGAGCAACAAAAAAGCCCGTACCAACTTAATGATACGGGCAAATATAAGAATTACTTCTTAAATACAAAATACAATAATAACAAAATAAAATCTTTATAGTAACTATTACTTTACCATATATTATTAGTAACAAAATTAATAATTTCAGTTCCTTTCCTCTATGCAATAATATATTCCTTTTGATCATCAACACCACTATAAATATCACAGTTAACACTTAATGCTTTATTACCGGAACCTTCATTAGGAATAATAGTTACAAATGATTTTTTTCATATATCAAGAATATTAATCGAATATGAAAAAGAATTTTATTTGTACAAATGTAACTCAAATTCAAACTGTTTATTGTTCGTAGTAGTATTTAAACTCATAGGTATAGGAGAATCTGGATATTGAAAAACTTGCAAAGCAAATTGATGTAAACTTAGATAATCAACTGCATCATTTAAAACATATTCTTTACAATTATTAGGATGTTGAATAGTTTCTGCAATAGGTACTATATCATTACCAACAATCTGAACACCATCACCGGAATTAACGGTATTAACTCCCCTCCAAAATACTAA